CGTCGTCGATTCCCTCTCCCTGCCGGATGTAGAAGTTCTCCTCTCGACCCTGCGAATCAGAGAGCTTGCACTTCACCACCTTGCACTTCACGATGCTGCCCACGACGCGCTCGTCCGTCTTGTTCGTCAGGGCGTTGACGAGCTTGACCTTCTCCTGCTGGATGCGCCGGATCTCCAGCCGCACATCGGAGAAGAACTTCCAGGCGAACCCACCTTGCGGCTCACTCTGCGGCCCGTTGCCCATGCCGCCGATCTTCGACCGCACCTGCGAGATACCGAGCACGGCCGACCCCGAGCGCAGGATGCGCGCTCGCAGATCGGGGAGGAACTCGGACCAGACCTTGGCCGAGAGGCCGACACGGGCCTGTTCACCAGCCAGCTCCACCCCACGATCCGCGATGTTCGCCGGTACAGCGGCACCGATGGAGTCGATGATGATGAGGTCCGCCCCGCCAAGGGCGGCGATGAGGATGAGCTTGACGCCCTCCTCCAGAGTTGAGGGCTGCATGAGTAGGAACTTCGACTCGTCGGTGACGGGGACCCCGAGTGTCAGTGCGTAGTCGGGAACGATGGCGTTCTCCCAGTCCACGTAGACCACCACGCCGCCCTGCTTGATCGTGGCCGCAGCGGCCATGAGCGCCAACGTGGTCTTGCCAGCACCCTCCTGTCCCCACAGCTGGGTGATGCGCTTGCGGGGAATCCCCGGGCACGGCTGGACACCGTGCGAGTTTGGCACGCCTCCGATCAGGTAGTCGATGATCATCGACCCCGTGGGAACGTGCGGGAGCGACTGCGTGAGCGACTCCGGGTCCAGGGTGACCTTCCACGAGTCAGTCTTGAGGACCTTCTTGCCCGCATCCAGGATCATCGATAGCTTCCCCGTCCTCGGGGCTGCATCGGCCTTCGCTACCTTCGTCGTTGACTTTGCTGCCGCCATGATTGTTCTCCGACCATCTGAAAAAGCGTTCGTCTTCACGGTACATCAGACCTTTCTGCTGCACCGTTCCTGCCTTCTTTCCCCGAGTCCATTCCTTGACTTCCAGGAAATATCGGCGTTCAAGCTGTGTGAGATCAGCCTCCGTGATGAGGCCGTCGTACAGCATCCAGAACCGCGCCGAGAGACGCGCACAGAGGTATGCGTCTGCTTCGTTGTGGTTCCACGTTCCTTTGAAGCCCGTGTCGACCTTCGCGGCCTCCACCATGTCCGGCTTCATCATCACCCAGCCCTTAGGGCGCTCGAGGGACTCCCTAGCGTGTGCCTTGATCTGGAGCGGACTCCAGAACACCACGTCCACACCCTCGTCGTAGATCGCCTCCGAGCAGTAAAGGAACAGACCGTACAGTCCCTCCGAGTAGTCGGAATTGAACACGGGGAACTCAATCCCCATGTGATCTGGACGGTGTTCCTTCAACAAGGCGCGGAGCCGTTCCCGCAAATCCTTGTACCGCTCAATGTAGAGCGTCTTGGAACTCGTTTGGAACCGCCCACGTCCAGCGCAGCGAGTCAAACCCGTTGCGCTGGAATCGTGGACGGCCCAACCGAAGTTCGTCATGGAGGGGTCAAGGCCCAAAACACGCATGAGCTTGACCCCCACTCGGCTCAGGTGTCGATCAGGTCGTCGAGGATGTCATCGACCTGCGACGTCATCTCGGGGGTGTGCGACGAAGCCGGGGCACCGCCCAGCTTCTCCCGAACCTTGTCGATGGTCATGTCCCGCGCGATGATCCCCCGAAGGCCGACCGGCTCACCCTGCGCGTTGGCGCCCACGATGGCGGCGACCTTGGCCAGGATGGCATCACCGAGAGGCTTGAGCTTGTCAGACTCGAGCGTCTTGCGGTAGAGGTTCTCCCGGCACGGGGACAGATCCATCTTCTGGAACTGCGTGTCCGTGCAGGCGACCGAAAGGTCGTACTGCCCGAACGGGAACTCCGTGTGGCGACGCTTGAGCTGGTCGTACTTGTCCTGGGAGAACACCCAGGGCTTCACGTCCACGTCACCGGACGCGAAGCGTCCCTTGTCCAGGTTCCCCTTGCGATCAGTAGGCCAGAGGGCCACGATGGTCGCGATGGTCGGCTTGGACGGGCCGCCCGCGAGCTTGGCGAACTCGGGGCCCCGATCCAGGATGTAGCCGACGTTGGGGATGAAGAACCTCTTCGCCCCGATGAACTTCGGGGACGGAGCATCGAGGTTCGGCTTCCCGTCCTCGAGATCCCACCAGACGAACGACATCCGGTACGTCTCACCCTCCTTGGCCTTGAACCGCTCGAACTTCCCGCCGCCGAGACCATCGTCTCCTGCGTCGAAACCGAACTCCATGTAGTCATTTGCAGCCATGTCTCTCTCTCTCCCTTGTTGGTTATGCGGCCTGGTTGAGTTCTTACGAACAGGGTTGTGTGCCGCGTTTGTTCTACTCTAAACTTGAGTACAGAGGACCACCCTCTGTACTCAAAACACAATCACGAGCCAAGTTCACCGATGAGATCGTCAATGTCCAACTCTGCAATTGGAGGTAGGGCAGTAGGCGTAGCAGGAGCAGGCTTCGTGGCCGCTGGAGTGTCATCCAGGCTGTCGAAGAAGTCCTCAACCTCCGCAAGTGAGGCCGAGGTCATCTGCACGGGACCATCGGTCTCCTCCACGATGGGGAGAGACCGATCCTCCTCCACGACGGGAGCCGGCTCTGGCTCTACGACGGGAGCCGGGGCATCCTCCACAATGGAATCTAGCTCCACGGAAGCCGGGGCATCCTCATCCACCTCTTCGGCATCTTCCGCGGGTGGCACCTGCCCTGCCTCCTCTTGCGCAAGGTTGTCATCAGCAAACTGCACGAGATCCTCGATGCAGGCTTCTCCGTCCAACCCACCGAGGATCTTGTTGTAGTGGGCCAACGCGGCGGTGTCCACCCGAGGGTGGTCGTCCAGATTCACCCGCACTCCAGGAGGAGGGGCTGACCCCCACCTGGAGCCAAGTGAAATCTCCTCCTGACAGAGCTTCACCTGATCCCGAATCCGACCCTGGATGTCCTTGAGATCCTCGCGCTTGGCTTTGACCACCATGATCACGGACTGAAGATCCGTGATCGCAGTCTCGATGATGTGGTTCGTCTCACGCTCCGCACGGAGCTTTGAGGAAACCACGGCTTCGCGATCTCGGATGGCTCGCTGTGACTTCACCTCTGGATCGTTGGCGAGCAAGTCCTGCGACTTGATGTCGAAGTCGAGCTTGGCCTGCCGGCTAGCCCGGCTAAGCTGGTGAAGATGGTCCGCCAGTTGAAGGTATATCTGCTGACACTTGGACAGATACTCCCTGCACTGTGCAACCTTCGCGTTGAGGCGCTTGGGGCCGAACACAAGCGGGTCACCGTCCAACTCCACTTGCATGTTTCCTAGCGAGTCAAACACCTTTCGGATGTAGACTTCGTCGATGTCAGGAACTTGAGACACTGCACACTCCTTGTTCTATTGAATGCTACCTGCCGGCCAATTCACTCGGCCTTCGCGGGCTCTTCATCCTTGAGGGCCTTGCGAATGAGCTTGCCGTAGTTGCTCTTGATGGACGCGACGGCATCAGAACAGTGCTGTGGGCTGATCCCACCACTGGCCATCGCCGCCTCATGGGCCGCGATATCGGCGTGCATGGACACCATGTAGTGGGCGACACGAGCCTCTTTGAGAGTCATCCCATTCGAGGACGCGGCACTGTCCGACACGACCATCTCCATGTCCTTGCCAATTCCAGCGGGCTCGTCTTGGACAGACTCCCATCCCGCAGCGAACCCTGCGAAGTAGTCCCCGAACTTTCCTTTCACGGAACGAGTGGCAACCACCTTCGTCACTCGCACATTGGACTTCACTCGTCCAAGCAGCTCACGCATCTGTTTTTCGTCCACGACTTGTCTCCAGAGAGGGTGCTCCTCCTACACCAAAACCCTATCCTTAGAGACCAGACGACAACTTTTGAAGCCGATCCAAAAACAAGGTGTTCCGGTCATCCTGGCGATTGTTGGCGATGGCCCTAACAAAAGCCTCGTGATGGCCAATCAGATACACCTTCTTTCGCGCACGGGTGATGGCAGTGTAGAGGAGGTTCCGCATCAACTGCATCGAGAAGCCAGTCACGAGGGGGAGGATGATCTCGTCCGCCTCCTGACCCTGCATCTTGTGGACGGTTGTGCAGTACGCGAGTCGAAGATGATCTGCCGCTTCCTTGAATGGGATCTGTACGTACTGGATCGGAGGGCCGTGAACCTTGACCTCAACCACCTTGGCCTTCTTGTCCAGTCGCTGCACCTTGCCTACATCCCCGTTGAAGATGTCAAGGTCGTAGTTGTTCTTGACCACCATCACCCGGTCATCCTCACGGATCGTCTCAGAGCCAAGACGCATCTCCATGAGTCCGTCGCGCTTTGGATTGATGGCGACGCGCAGCTGTGTGTTGATGTTCGTCACACCCACCGTGCCTGAATGGCGCGGGCTCATCACCTGGAAATTGATTTTCCGGTCGTACAGACGCTTTGCCAGGTTCACCACCAGCTCAAGCACGTCCTCCTCGGACTGCTTCGGAACCAAGACGAATTCACCCGTGGCCTTGCTCTCAACCGCAGGGACATCGCCTCGCGAGATTGCATGAGCCGCGACCACAATCTGAGACGTCCCCGCCTGTCGGAAAATCTCTGTCAAAGCCACCGTGGGGAACAAGCCCGATGAGATCATATCCCGCAGCACATTGCCAGGTCCGACCGACGGGAGCTGCTGTGCGTCCCCGATGAATACTAGCCGAGTCGTGGGCTTCGTGCAGGTGAGGATGCGGTAGAGCAAATGCTGGTCTAGCATCGAGACCTCATCCACGATGACGACATCAGCCGAGTGGGGAATTGCTGTGCACTCCCACTCCTCTCCCTGCCCATCAGACCCCTCTATCTTTGACGAGGAGGCCCCCGTGACCCCCATGTACGTTGCCTCACGGTCTTTGCCCTGCCCATGCCCTTTCGCCCCTAGAGCCCGGTGAACCGTCGCCGCCGGCGACCCCGTGACCGCCGTGATGCGCTTCGCGGCAATTCCAGTCGGAGCCACGAGAAGATACGACACTCCGGCATCCTTTAGGATGGACACCACGGCCTTGAGCGACGTAGACTTCCCTGTTCCAGGAAGACCCGTCACAATGCTGATGGGCTCCGTGAGAGCGTTGACCACGCCAATCCTTTGACTACTCGACAGGTTGACTTGGCTGCCAAGAGACCAGTCACTCAGGGCCGCCTCTGCGGCACCCCTAAGATCAAGAGGATTCTCCCGCACGGTGTCCGCTGCATTAGACCCAGCCGCACCAAGAGACTTCACCATGTGAAGCAGGATGTCCTGCTCGCGGTCTAATCTCGCTTCGCGCTTACGAAGGATCAGTGCCTCCGCGCCAGTCTGCTCCACCTTATAGAGCCAAGGCTCATAAATGGCCTTGAGTCCAGGACGTGTTGCACCATCCACAATGAGATTCTTCTGCTTGTGGAGCGAAGCAATTGCATGTGCCACGGAGGCACTATCAACAGACCCACCCAGCAACCCACCTGCTTCTGCCAGGATTTCTCCAGACGTGAGATACAGATGCCCGAGACCCTTGCGGGTCTTGCAGGCAAAACGCACGGCACCCTCGACCCGTGCCTGGCTCTTCATGTCCAAGCGTAGCCGAGCCGCGACCTCGTCCGCTTGAGCAAACGTGATCCCATCAATGCGAACCAGTGCCCATGGATTCTGCGACAGGATGGTCTCGGCATCATCCCCAAACGTAGACCAGATTTGGGTCACCTGCCTACGAGGCACCCCGGCATTCCCAAGGAACTCCAGGGTGCGAAAATACGCCTTGGCCACGGTCCAACGATTGATGACGTGCTCGGCCGCCACGGGGTCAATGCCGGGCACCTCCGTCAAACGATTCGGGTCATGAAGGTCTAGAACCTCCACCATCCGATCCCCAAAATGGGTTCGGATCTGATGAACGACTCGCTCACCAACCCCATTCGCTGAAAGGACGCTCGACACCACGGCAGGTGTCCAATCCTTCACAACCGGTGCCCGTGTGATGGAAAGCTGCCGCCCATGCTGCTCATGGGTAATCCACTCCCCGTCAAACCCGAACCACAGTCCCACCTCTACAGTGATGCCGAGAATCGTGCCCTTCACGGAAACCGTATCCGTGCGGCCATCGAGAACCATCTTCAGGATGTAGAAGCCCTGCGACTCGTTCTCGAAGATGACCGAGCTAACCCGCCCGCTAAAGTAATCCGCCATCACCGACCCTCAACGATGGACTTGAGACGCTCCATAAGGTCACGCAAATCCGCAGCATGCGCACCAAGACCGTCTACCATCGAAGCACTCGCCCCTAGCGCATCCCGCATCTCCTCCACGGCCAGAAGGGGCGCACACGCGATTCGCCCCTGGTGTCCTGGGAGGTTCCGCATGAGGTTCAAGCCCATAGTCGTCCCGTCCGGTTGTTCAAGCGCCCACACGTCGGCCCTCAGCTTGACCAGGACGCCTTCTGCCGACACGTTGTAGAGCCACGTCGGCCGCACTGCGTGGCCCGCGGCACACACGCCAATGC